CTCAAGACTGCCGATTAATTCTTTTATAGCAGCTATCTTATAATAGGACTGCTCTCTAATTTCTGTATCAGAGTCATTAGAGTTTATAATTTGTTGTATATGACCATCAATCATGCCTTGTAAGACATTTTTAAAGTCATCATCTTTTACTATATTTTGTATATTTTGTACGTTCATTACATTCCGCTAGGCATTTGCAAGTCTTTAATATCTTTTAATGATGCCATCACTGATTTCATAGAATCAGACCTAGATTTCTCTGAAGCATTTTGAGCATCTGCTTGCATCTTAAACTCTTGCATCTGTAACTCTAATTGCTTACGAGCATTGTCTAGTTCCATTTGTTGTTTTTGTAGCTCAAGTTTAGCCATTTCTGTTTTAGCTCTTAACTCTGCTTTTTGTTGTTCAACTTGTGCAAGGATTTTAGTAGACTCAATAGTTGGGTCTGGTTTATCACCTTGTTGTTGAGATTGTTGAGCTAATTGTTGAGCCTGTTCTGGAGTAATGTCTTGTAAGAAACCAGAAGCATCTTTAAATCCAGCCATGTGAATGAATTTAGCTAGGGTATCTCTGTATTGTTTAAGGTTGACAAGTGGGTTAGATAATCCATACTGTGTAATAATTTGTTCTTGTTTACCAAGAATCATTTGCATAGTAGCTAGTTGTTCAGCACGAGAACCTGTGCCTAAACCTACATTAATACTAATAGAATACTGTTCTGACCATTCTCTAGGGTTAAATACCATTGGTTTCTTGTTAATCATAAGAGTGCGTGAATTAACTTGATACTTACATAGTAATCTAAAGATAGACTGGAATAATGACTTAACACCTGTTTCTGCAAAAATACGAGCAATCAGTTCTAGTTTACCATTAGCAGCATTAGACATAGTAGCCACTGCTGTTGCTGTAGCGTTCTGTAATACATCTGCACTTAAACCTTGTTGCATATCGCTAACACCTGTGCGTTTAGCTTGTACAGAGTCTAAATATTCTAGTAATGGGAATGATTGACCTGCTGCTGAAGTCACAGCTAACTGTGATACTGCTGCTGGATTCTTAACACGAATCACACCACCTGCTGTAGATGTTAGTAAGTCATCATAGTTTACTTGACCTTCTACTGCCAATACACGAGCATTGTTAGTAAGGTACATATTGTCTAGGATTTGACGAGTTACTGTAGACTTGATTAATTGCAAATCCATTGTTCTGTCTGCTAATGAATTACCAAAGAATTTATGTGGGATTGGTAATGGGCAAATAGAATGGAAAGGAATGTAATCACAATCCTCATCACTTAAAATCTCATTAGATGCGTATACAATCTTGCGTAGTTCTGCTACACCGTCATCATTATAATCAACCTTGATATAGCACTCATATACCTCTACGATTTGCATAGAGTGGTCTTGTGACATCATATCTGTAGGTTGCTCACCACGAGTATAACGAGCAATTCTTTCTGGGCTATATTCTAATGCGTTACCAGTATTAAGACCTTCTACGACTTTAGGGTCAAAGCCCATAGAAATAAGTTCACTACGAGTAAGCATCTTACGGTGAGCACAGAAACCTGATTCTTGGATGTTTCTAGCACGTTTAGAGATGATAAACTCTTCTGGTGGAATGTTCTCTACACGAACTGTACCATTGCGTACTGTCTTACGAACCTTAACATTGTGTGTTACTGTGTTATGGTCAGATTGTAAACCTGTGATTGGGTCTACAATTTGCTCTACTTTAATTACTTCTGCGTGTGAAACTAAATCTACTTCTTGGTCTTGTAAGATAAGTGCAAGCTCATCTTCGGTTAAACCTTTATATTCTTCTTTAGTGATGTTTGTTTCATCATCCCAATATACTTTAACCACACCTACTTTTTCTAGGAGTGCGTCTTTAAACCAGTTATGCAATATACTAAAACCATCATTGTCTTTATAGAATACATGGTTGACATATGTGGTAGCACCGTCAGCTAAATCTTGGTCACCTTCACTTTGTGGACTAAACTCAACAATGTTGTCAGATGATGTGAATACACGAATAAGTTGTGGCAATGCACCGTCTACAGCCTCTGCTACTTCACCAGTAACAATCTGTGACTTACCTTCTACTTCATTACCATATGGTCTGCGTAGATAGTACTCAAGTGCTTGTTGTCTTTCATGTGTAGTTTCAGATTGGATATAACCTAACGCACTCCAGATTTCAGAATCCAGAATGGCTTTAAGTTTGCCTTCATCCATTATGTAGCCAGATTTTTTTACATTTGCCATTGTTATACTATCCATGAATTATTAATTTGTAAGGGTTGACCCCAGCTATTATCAGACTCATCTAATCCTACTGCAAGGTATCTAAATGCGTCACTAGCATGGGAACACCAATCGTGCAAAGGTGAGTCAAAGAATACATTACGCTTTTCATCATAGTTACGTCTATAATTGCGTAGTGCATCTAACCCTTGCTTTACATTCTTATCAAACCAGCAGCGTGGTAATATTCTGCGTACTGCTTGTATTCCGTCTGCTACTGGTAGTTTCTTTACTACTGTTATCTCTAGTCCTGCTTCTTCAAGCATTTCTTGTCTTGACTTTCCTGTGCCTAATTCTCTTACTACCACGTCATGAGGTAGAAGTTGAACTGCATCACTCCATTCATTATCACGAAGCCAATTAACATAAGTATCTAATCCTTGTCCATGATTCTCATAAAAGTCTACAAGTCTTATCTCTTTACCTACGACTTGTGCTACCCAAATAGCTGTTGAATCAGACATACCCAAGTCCCATGCACAATACGTTTTTGAGAGAGTTTCTCTAGGGATGGTAGTAATCTGATTCTTGGCTTCTAAATCGTTTATCATTTGTCCGTAGTATGAGCCTTCTACTGCGGCATTAAATGAACATTCAAATTCTTGTTGATATTTGTCATCACCCATTTCACTTCTAGCAGATGCTAGTTCTTGTGGGTCTAGTAACTTTGTATCACTTGCTTTAAACTCTAGCAACTTCCAGCTATCATTGCCTTTATCTGCTCTATCTCGTAAATCTTTAAAGTGGTTATTGCCTTTAGGAGTTCCTATAAACATTGCCCAACCTAATCGGTCAGCTAATGCAGGTCTAACGACTTCACTAAATATGGTAGGGTTAATATCCCCAATCTCGTCAATCACAACACCGTCTAAATAGATACCTCGTAATGAGTCTGGGTTATCAGCTCCGTATAAAGATATACGTCTGCCCATGAAGTCTACTCTTAACTCTGCTATGTTTGCTATTGCACCTAATGGTCTAGTATAGGTTAGTAAGTAATCCCATGCTATACGCTTACACTGTGCATAGGTAGGTGCTATATAAGCTAGTCTTGGACTAGGTTTTTCACACAGTAGTGCTGAATGTACCAGTTGATTTATGGCTGATACAGTCTTACCCATACGTCTATGAGCAACCACTACTGTGAACCTGTTGTCCTTCACCATACGGTGAATCAACTTCTGTGGTTCTCTGGGTTCGTACCCAGTATTTAGAACATTATTCAATGCCTGTTACAATCTTAATGATTACTGGCTCATCTGAATCACCAGTTAGTTTATTCTCTTGTACTACTTTGCCATCAATCCTATCAAAGATTTCTTTTATAGCTGAAACATCACCGCCTTCTGCTTTAGTGACTAATGCTTCTGTGACCAATCTTAATCTAATAGCTTCTTCTTGCACTAGGACTCTTTTCAGAGTTTCCGTTGCTAACCTATTGATTTTACTAGAGTGTGTATTTCCTAAATTTGCTTTTGCAGCTTTCTCTCTAGCTAATGCTAATTGTTCTTCTTTGTTCATGTTGTAACTCCATTGCTGGGTCATTACCTTTGTTATTGAATGTTATGCTAATTCCGTTACGCAAAGTGTTGAAGCTGCTACAGTTGCATCTTTAATGTATGCAATCTTATCACCTGCATTAACTTTAAATATACCTACAGAGTTTGTAGGAATCATCATACTTGTAGTAATAGAAGCTGTTGGAGCTGTGCCAAATGATACATGGCAATGACCAAGTGAACAAGAAACTCTTACTAAAGTTGTTCCTGTACCAAATGCTGTTGATGCTGCTGTTGTATTACCTACTGAAAATACTTGTGATGTACTTGGTGAGTATACTTCTATTGGATTT